CTGACTATCTAAGCAAAGGCAACATCTATCTAGACAAGCATACCGTTAGTGCTGAAGAGCTAACCAAGCAATTGAGCAATGGTGTGTGGGACTACGTCGAAGATCCCCGCGTACAGAAATCTTTGAAGAAGCTTGGGTTTGATTCCTTCACTGTCAAGGAAGGCGGCCACAAGCATATTGCTGTTCTGAGCGCCAACCAAGTCAAGTCTGCAACCGGCAACCTTGGTGATTTTGGCGAGAACAAGGACATCCGGTTTAGCCTGCCTACCGTTGATCCCCGGATCGATGAGCGGGTGGACATGATCACGACCACCCGGGAACAGAAAGGCTTTGCACAGCGCATCACCGAAGCCATCTCTCCCAAGACCTTCTCCACCCTGCGCCAGAAGTTCCTCAACCGCTACGAACAACTAGGTCGCTATGACAAGCTGCTGGCCGAGAGGATGGGCGGGGCAGCGTTGTTGGCCGATCAGAGCGCAGAATCTGCCGCACTGATGTCTGACCTTGCGTCTGGCGTGAGCGCTTCAGCCATGGGCTTTGGCGACCGTCATGGGGGAATTCCCGTTTACAGGGGGGGAACTACTATCATCAATCGCGATGTCAAAGGATTGGTGGCGTCCCTTGCTCCTCTTGCTCAGTACGGCAACCCCAAGGTCTACCAGTACTACCAGTTCTGGGCCGGCGCCAAGCGTGCCAGACGCCTGCGTGCGGAAGGCCGTGAGCGCGTTTACACCGATGATGACTTCGCCTACGCCGACATTCTGGAGCGTCAGTTCCCGGAGTTCGTGGGCGTACAGAAAGACCTGATCGCCTTCAACGATGGCATCGTGAAGTACTTGGTTGATACTCAAGTTCTAAGCAAAGAGCAGGGCGAGAGCTACACCCAGTACGCTGACTACATTCCCTTCTATCGCCAGATGGATGGGGAGACGACCTCTGGCCCGAACATCTTCTCTGCGATCTCTGGTGTCCGCCCGCCCAAGAAACTCAAGGGTGGCGATGCTCCTTTGGCCGACTTCTTGGAGACGCTGGTGCGCAACACCCAGTCTTCCATTGAAGCTGGCATGAAGAACGCCGCAGCCAACCGCGCCATCTCTGTGGTCAAACGGGTCGGGGATGCCCCGGGTGTTGGCATAGAACGGCTCGATACCCAAGAGTCTGGCCCAAACATCATCAACGTGCTGGAGAACGGCAAGCGCGTCTCCTACCGCACGCCTGACACCCTCTTGGTTGATGCCGTCAGCAGCCTGAACATGTCCGAGCTGCCCTTCATGGGGCTGATCTCCGGGCCGTCCAACCTGCTGCGTAACTTGGTGACCAAGGACCCGGGCTTCATGATGGCTAACTTGCTGCGTGATTCCCTGTCTGCGTATGTGACCTCCGGGCAGAGCATGACCCCGATTGCCGGGACCATGACCAACTTTGCCAAGGCTCTGGCCCGCAAGTCCCCCGGCTACGAAGCCCTGCTGGACGCCGGTGTCATCGGCGGCTATGAACTGAGCCAGAACGTGGAGCGCAGTGGTGAGGCTCTGGCCCGTGATCTGGACAAGAAGGCTGGCAAGAAAGACCCCATCCTGATGCGTCCGTTTACATCGCTGTGGAGTGCCCTTGAGACGGGAACCACTGCGTCGGATGCAGCCACCCGCTCGCTTGTCTATGAGCGTGTGCTGGCTGAGACGGGCAACGAGGCAGAGGCTCTGTACCGGGCGATGGAAGTGATGAACTTCAACCGCAAGGGCAACTCTCCCCTGATCCGCGTACTGACCGCCGCAGTGCCCTTCTTCAATGCCCGCTTGCAGGGTCTGGATCTGTTCTACAGGGCCTCGACCGGCAACATGAGCACCAATGATGCCAAGGCCATCCAGCGCAAGTTCTGGACGCGTGGCGCCACCATGATGGCCCTGTCTGTCATGTACTACATGATGGTCGCGGACGACGACGAGTACAAGAAGCAGGAGCAGGAAACCAAGGACGGGAACTGGATTATCCCCAGCCTTGGCATCCGTATCCCCATCCCGTTTGAAGTGGGTGTGCTGTTTAAAACGCTGCCCGAACGGATCACTGCTCTGGCCTTGGGCAATGACACTGGCAAGGACTTCATGGAGTCCACCAAGCGTAACCTGCTCAACACGTTCGCATTCAACCCGATTCCCCAGACGGTCAAGCCTATCGTTGAGGCTACGACCAACTTCAACTTCTTCACGATGCGCCCCATCGTGGGACAGGGGATGCAGGACATTGCGCCCCAGTTCCAAGTCGGCCCGGGCACATCCAAGATCGCAGAGATCATGGGTAAGCAGCTAGGCATCTCTCCCATGAAGATTGACCACATGCTCAAGGGTTACACCGGAACCTTGGGCATTTACATGGTCGATACCACGGATCTGATCATGGAGCAGTTTGGCACCGGCACCAAGGCTAACAAGCGCTTTGAACAGATGCCCGTGATTAAGCGGTTCACGGTTGACCCGGAAGCCCGTGGCAACATCACCGCCTACTACGAGCTGAAGGATTCCGTAGATACGTTTACACGCACATCCAACCTGCTTGAGAAGACCTCCAAGCCGGAAGAATTCTTGGCCTACGTCAAGAAGAACGCCGGGGTCTTTGCGGTCAAGGACTACGTCCTAGACCTAGAGAAGGAGATGAAGGAGCTGCGGCAGATGCGCCGGATGGTGACTTCGTCCGACATGGATGGGGAAGAGAAGAAGAACCTTCTTGTCACCCTTGGCCGGGCGGAGAACAACTTGACCGCCAACATTCAGACGGTCAAGAAGGTCATCGCTTCAGCACAATGAGGTCGTTATCGAAGAGCCAGCCAATGGTTCTTCGGTGCGCCTCATCCCAGATCTCCCGCTTCTGGTTCTTATCCCAAAGGAAGCCCTGATCAATCTGAAAGTGGCAGGTGTGACATAGGGCTGCGATCCTGTAGTCATGGGCTTTGATGCCCTTGCCCTTGCCGTCCTTAAGCTGGTTTGAATGGGCGGCTACCACCGTCCCATCCTGCGCCCCGCAGTGCTGGCAGGGGCACTCCCTGACCGCCTCCAGCAGGGCTTTGTTGCGGTAGTTCATTTAGACGGCACAGCCCGGGAGAACACAGAGAACTCCCGCAGATTTACACGGCTGATAGTTTGAGTCAGGCCGCCTAGGTTGCTGATGTCTCTGCCATTTAAACGCTCACGCTCCACGACCATGGTCTGGCTAGCAGATGACATGGCGGATTTAGCAAATGACTTGTCCAAGGCAAACATAGATGGGGTCTTGTTCTCTCGCCAGCGGAAGGGACTGTTCGGGGGGCAATTGCATTTCATGATGGTTTTCTTTCTCCAGATTCAAAAGCTTCTCTGTTGTCAGCGCTATTGTGCACTGCAACAAGTTCTTCATAGTCAAGCTCGGGGGTGCACCAGCAGTCTCCCCTAAGCTCGTGTTTGTATGTGTCATTTAAAGGTATGACGTGGGTAACCTGACAGCCCTCGTGAGACTCTCCGACAATGGTTGCCCACATCATTTTTTTCTCCGGCTGTCGGGTCTAGGGCAGTGAGACGGCGGGATAACCACGCACCACACGGCAGCTAGACGCTTGCCAGTCTTGAGCCAGCGGTCTATATAGGCGTCGGGCATGTTATGCACGATTCGGCTGATGTGTGACCTGTCTGTACCCGCCAACTCTGAAATTTGTGTCACTGTCAGTCCATCCGCCGAGGCCCGCAGAACTTCCCGCACCTTGTTGATGCGAATGTTACTGCCCATAGCTCACCGCGAACCAGACCACAGCCCATGCTGCTGCAACCACCGCCCAAAACTTGATGTTCGTCCACAGTTCGTCTCGGGTCTCAACCATAAGCATGACGAACGGGATCGTGACCAGCAGCAAGACTGCGGTAGCTAACAGGAAGATGATGATTGGTAACAGGGTCATTTCTTTTCTCCTCTTGCGCGGATGGCGGTGGCGTAAATGTCTGAGTAGTACTCATCCACGTTTTCATCGTAATCACCGATGTTTTCGCACACCTTCGCACACGCCTCGCGCTCGGCTGCAACCGCCGCCTTGACCGCCGCCTCCAGTTCGGATCGGTACACCTGCGTGTCGTCGTCATCAATCATTCCCCACCCCCGATCCCGTGTGCGCGCTCGATGGCGCGGGCGACTTCTGTGAAGGACAGCATGGCGGCACCGAGAGGAAGACAGGCTCGCTCAATCTCCTCATCCGTCAGCGGCTGGCGCTTGGCCTTTTCCCTCCAGAAGTCTGCGTTGCCTGCATAACGCCTCGCCTCCTCTTCCCAATACGACTCCTGCCGCTCGGCCTGCTCAATTGCTGCGGCAGCAAAGTCATGGAACCACGCAAGTATTTCTTTTCGTGGCGTATCTGGTCCCCACTCGTTGCCTCGACACTTGGCACAAATTATCTCCAGTGCTTCGATGCTCATGCCCTCTTCTCCTGCTGCACAACCCGTGGGGCAACGCGGGCTTCAACATCGAGGATGGCATCTGCCAAGTCTTGATCCATCAGGTGCAGCTTCTGCGTCCAGCGGACAATCGTTAGCTGGATGTCGCGGATTAACTCAGCCTTGAGCGCTGCGTCACTGACTACCTCCGAGGTTAGCCGGTAGCCACCGCCCGCCTCACGGTCCGTTGGCAAGCTCACGAACGCCCGGATCTGCGTTGGTTGGGTCTCAATCAACGTGATCTTGCACCGGGCTATCAGTGCCCGGGCCTGCTGCTTACGGTACTGCACCGCAGCTTCAGTGTCATCCCATTCAAAGTACTTGTGCAGGATGCTGTCCTCGTCCTGTGCCTCTTGCAGCACATCCTCGACCTTGAGCACACCGCCATTTTGGCGGGCCATCTTTGTCAATAACTTGCGTTCTTGTTCCATGTTCTATCTCCATTTAAATGTTGCCTGCCTAGCCATGCCGAGCCTAAACCAGCCCGTCCAACACGATCCGTGCCTTGCCTTACCTGCCCCACCCCTCCGGGCCTTGCCATGCCGTGCCATGCCTGCCAGTCCTTGCCATACCACGCCTAACTCGGACTCTCCTAGCCTGCCACACCCAGCCTGTACTGACCCGAACGTGCCCTTCCTTGCCTGCCTTACCCCAACATTCCGAGACCTGTCTCGCCGGGCCATGCCTGCCTGTCCTGATCCAACCGAGCCATGCCAGAACCTGCCTTGCCTGCCGTGCCTGAACAATCCCAACCACGCCCCGCCCTGCTACGCCTTGCCTGCCTTGCATTGCCCTGCTGCGCCAAGCCACGCCTTGCCGAGCCGCAACAAACCGAGCCTGCCGTGCGTTGCCAAACCAAACGGTGCCGAACCCAGCCCAAACCCGCTGCGCCGTGCCCCGCCTAGCCTGCGGTGTTAAGCAATGTTGAACTTCTTCTTCACTTCATTTTCCCGGTCACTCGGGACTACTTGGAATAGGCCAAACCCGCAGCCAGCCGAGGCCTTGCTGTCAGGACGACCTGCTCCAATTCCTACTTGCATCCCGCAGCGGGACACAAGGTTAAGCACATCCACCGTTTTAAATTGATCGGTGTCATAACGCACCCGCAGCTTTGCAGCCCAGCTACGGTACATGGGACGTGAGCGAACATCAACAACACCCGTGGCGTTGCGGGTATGCGCTGTGTATGTGTGGCTTTCTCCGTAGACACGAACCAAGGGAACCCCATCGTTCTTGTCAAACCCATCGGCTTCAATGAACGTGGACAGCTTGGCAAGGGTCATCTTGAACCCAACCAGTCGGCAGGCGCTGATCATTGCTGCGCGGAATGCTGCGGCATTCATGCCTTCCCATCCCTCTGCGCTGCGATAGCGGGCTTCTTCGGCTTCTCTCTCGTAGTCACGCGCATCGCGGACCTTCTTGCTGTTGGAACTCTTGCCCTCCGCCATCTTCGCCATCAGTTCGGCTTTCTTGCTGAAGCGCTCTACCACCAGAGGTGCAGTGCCTTCAATGTAGAAGTCAGTCATGCTGAACTTCGGGGGGCTGATCACACAGGTTTCTTCTTTAACAGTCATCATCTTTCTCCGTTTAAATGTTTATAGTTGCTTACCACTCGGCGTTGCCGCGCACGGCCACACACTCTTTAGCACATGCGACACGATCTGATTTGCAGGCAGATGGCGTACCGCTGGCGTGTTCTCTAAATAATTTTTCACCATATCCCGAACCTGACCCGCTGTGACGTTGTCTGGCGGGCAGTGCGTAATGCCCAGCAAGGCATCAGTTACACCCGTGATGTAGCCCATCCCAATGGCCGGCAGGACGTTGGTGCCGCTGTTGTTGTTCAACTCGGACAGCAACTTATTGCCGTCCTTGAAGTAGGCATTGGCAGAGTTAGCCACAAGGGCGAGACACAGGAGAAGGTGTTTCACTTTACCCTCCGCATCGGCTCCCACCCTGCGTCAGGGATCTTCTCCGGGGGAGGAGGGGTCATCGTGGCGCTGGGCGGAACCCAGCCAAACCTGCGCCATGTGGCCTGCACATCCGCACCGCGCTGGTAGCTGAACTTCACGTCAGTTACGCGGGTGGTGGGTTCTACTCGGGTCTGTTCACGTTTCATTTAAATGCCTCCTGAGTGGCTTTTAATACACGTTGACTGCGCCCCGATCTGCCGGGCCGACGCAGGCCGGTATCTTCTATGAATCCCTTGTCAAGCAATGCACGGTAACGCGCAGTGATGGAGGAGTACGGGTAGTTCGGGAACAGCGCACGAACCTCATCACTGATGCAGCCGTCGGGGAACTTCTTGATGGCCTCATAAACAAGGCTTTCAAGGTTTGTAGTATCCACCAGATGCGCAGCCTCATGGCTTGTATCCGGTGAATCTGCCCGTACAAGATGGCGTGGATTCGTGCCAAATATTTTCATGAACGTTTCTTTCATTCCTCCAACTCCTTGCTGTACTTTGAGTTCTTCTCGGTAATCCAGAAAGACTGATCGTTTAAAAGCATGCCCTTTTCCTGCATCTCTTCTCTGGTTCTGCATCGGCGGTCCACGCCAAACTTGCCGACACGGTGCATTTCAAAGGCGCTGTTGCTGTTAAAGTATTCTTTACAGGACTGGCATTGGTTTCTCTGTCCCCGCAGCTTCATGTTCTAGATCCTTGATTTGATGCTTGACGACCTCTTCCTCTACAAGCTCTGCAAACGACCGCCCCGAGGGGAAGCGCATCTGCGAGGCTTGGATGCCTGCGACCGCATCGATTGCTTTCTGTAGGCCATCGTTAAAGCCGGTGTTGTAGGGATTGCCATCACTGAGCCGCGCAGTCACAGCCTCCCGGATGATCTGTGCCATGGGCAGCTTCATCTTCTTGGCCGCCTTCTTCAGACGCAGGATGTCCTGACTGCTCAGGTACGTCATGAATGGTTTGTAGTTTCCGCCTGTCATTGTTGTTCCTCAGAATGGGTCATCTGGATACCTCAAGCTCTCATACTCTTTAACCAAGTTATCGAAGATGGTCTTGGCTTGAGCGTTCCCGTGTAGCTCAGTGCGAGACTCGATGCCGCACCGTTTACACAGTTCTGCGGCGGCCTCGTCCTCTGAGTTCACCTCCAAGAAATCTTGGAAGTGGTCGTTGCGGCACAGCATCCCAGCCTTCTTGACCCGGTTGGTGTACTCGGTGGCTGACTCGTCATCTTGGATGCGAACCAAGGCGCAGGCATACCGCGCCCCCACGAAGTCCCGGATCAGCTCCTCCGGGATCTCATCTGGATGCATGGATAGCGTCAAGATAAAACCTGTGCGGTCTTGCTTGAGCGCCACCTTGCGGGCTTCAAACTGAAGCGCCATCACGCAGCCTTCCGGATGCCAGCGGCAGTCTCAAGGTAAGCAATGATCGCCTTTAAACGCTCATTCTCTGCCGTGAGATTGGCCAGCTTGTAACGCAGCTCGACCTCGGTGTCCATCTTCGGTTGGACCGTCTGCACAACCTTCGCGATCTTCTTGTGGAAACGCTTCTGCGTACGAGGCAGCATCTTGTGACGGCGCAAGCTTTCCTTGGCGTCGTAGACCTTCTGCACATCGACATCAAACACCTTGGCGATTTCCGAGCACTTGTCGTTCGGGAACTCAATCAGGTGGGCCTTGATCTTCTGCATTGTGTTTTCAGTTGTCATCTCGGCTCTCCTCAGAAGGGGATGTCGCTGTCGTCATCCTGATGGTTCTGGCGCTCGGGGCTGACCTTGCCATCAGGGACGTAACGGTTCACGCTGATAGACAGGAACGTCTTGCCGCTCTTGTCGGTCTTCTTCCAGCCGCTGAGTTTGACAATCGTCAGGCCATCTTCCGTGTGGATATTGGTCAGATCCTTCAGGTTGATGGCGATGTCACCCCAGTAGTCAGGACTCTTCTGCCCCTTCTTGGATGCCACGGCCCGCAGGGAGCCAGAGTCGGGGTACTTCTTGTATTCAGTCATTCTGCTTTCTCCGTAAATTGCTTCTTCAGTTCCGAGAAGCGTTTGATAACCTGAGCGTAGCGCTCAGGGCTTTGCACCTTCAGGTCATCCAGTTGTTTCTGGTTGGCCTTCCAGTACGAATTTAAACCGTCAACCGTAGAGCAGGTGTTGGTGTACTCAAGGATCGAGTCGGTGAACAGTTGCAAGTCTTCTTCAGATTTCTGCGGGGCTTGCTTTGCCGGTGGCTTGGTCTTGGACTTTTCTTCCGGCTCCTCACCCTCGGGTAGGTCTTCACCTGCGTAGATGTACAGGCCCAGACCGTGCAGACTCAGAGCCTTGGTCATGCAGCGCATGATCGCAGTGTTGACTTGGAATGCATCCGGGTTGGGGATCGCCTTGTTGCGGTGATCCATTACGGGCAGCATGCAAGTGCGCGGCGTTCCAAACAGGGTGACTGTCACCCAGACCATGGCCGTGCCATTGATGGTCATGTAGGGATGTTCGGTGTACAGGTCATATTTAAATGTCTTGACCTCGAAGTTGGCGTTGGCATCCATCTTCAGAGCCTCTGCCCATGCCCATGCCCATGACAGGTAGGTCAGGTTCTGCTTCTTCTCCGTGTGGTCGTTGACGTTGATCTTCAGGATATCTGCGGGGGTCATCATGCTGTTTTCTCCATGTTACGAATCTCAGACTCTTGCTTGAACTGCTCGCACCACTGGGCTACGCCACAGTAGTTGCCGACGCAGCGACGGGGTTCTCCGGGCCGTGTCTCCACATAGCCCCTCTCTTTCTCTGCTAACTCGGTTGCCTCCAGTAGTGATTTGAAGACCCGGATAGCGGTCTTCCTGCCTTCGCGCTTGACCGCATAGCTGGTCTCAGAGGACCACTGTTCTTCGGCGGTGCAAGCGGGTAGCTCTTCCCCGAAGTCTGCGGACACCTTGGCGTTGCGGTGCATCTCCAGACGCTCCCGGACGTAGGTCTCGGTCTTGACCGAATCCCACATGGGAATGTCCACCATGTGGATAGGGGCATTGGGGTAGCCGGGCTTGCTCTCATGGCGGTTGAAGTCCCGCACCAGAGCGCAGATACGAAGGCCGCAGACCTTCTCCCGCTTGACCGTCTCCACCAGCCATTTATAGACGTTCAGTTGCTGCTCCCACTCGATCTTGTCCTGCATCACTGCCCACGCAGAGGTGAACTTGTAGTCGGTGATCACGATACCTGCGGGGGTGGATTCCTGTAGGTCAATGGCCCCGCTCACGAGAACATCATCAATCTCCACGAACAGGCGTTCCTCAGAGAGGAAACCGGGGGTCTTGCCCCGCTCCATCACCACATGCAAGGCAGATCCCAGCATGGACCACAGCATGTCCGAGACATCCTGCTGGATGTCGTCGTTGTACTGTTCGCGCAACCTTCTGATTTTCGGGGGAGACATCAGCTCCGTCACACTGTACTGAGCCTCGCCCTTGCTGTAGTATTCCCGTGTTGCCAGTGTCACTAGAGGAGCTGGCACTCCATGCTTGTTCGTAATTTTCATGTGGTTCCTTTGGAGGTTCTGTGGCTGATGAATCGGATACTAGTGCTTGTTCCAAAGAATTGCAAGCCCTATCGTTAAAAATATTTGGAGAGCCTGCATCGAAGGCCAACAGCCGCAAGATCGCCCGCATCGGGAACATCTCTCGGCTCATCAAATCCAAGAAGGCGCTGAACTACAGCGATGCGTTTAAAGCGCAGTGCACGCCCATCTCCCCGCTGATGTCCGGGGATGTGCGTATAACCATGCGCATCTTCTATGCGTCCCGCAGGCCTGACCTAGATGAATCGTTGATCCTAGACTTGCTACAGGACGTGGCATACGTCAACGACAGGCAGGTCAAGGAGAAGCACATCTACTGGGGGCTGGATAGAGACAACCCACGGACGGAAATGCTCATAGAGCAGATCCCCAAGGTTGTGTAAGGCCCTAGAATTGAACTGCGCCTCCCTCTCCAAGGCGTCACCCCCTTTTCCGTGGTTCGGGGGTGCAGTTGTCATCCTTCACAGCCCCGCCTCGTGCGGGGCTTTTTTCTAGCCACTCTTTCCCGGATTTCCCTCCCCATAAAGGGGGGAGGGAATCCGGGAGATCAGGGAAGGCTCACCAGATGAGCCTGCGTTTAAATGCATCCTTTTGCAACCTGCTTTGCAACTGCGTGCAAGACTACATTTAAATCATATGAGACCGATTTACGAGACAGACGGCGACCTAGAGAAGGAGAGGGAGATTGGAAGAACTCTCTCCCGGGCGTGGAAAGCCACCTTGCACAAGCTGCCACGCGCCTACAACGTGGATTGGATGCTGGTCAATGCGCAGGGACAGGCCAAGGCGTTCGTCGAGCTTAAGTCGCGCAGCAACCCCTCCACGCAGTACCCCACCCTGATGCTTTCCCTGCACAAATGGATGCATGGAAAGGCTATGGCCAAGGAGATAGACGGAGTCTTCCTTGTGGTGGTCAGGTGGACAGATGGCCTGTACTACCACCGGCAGGGAGACTGCGAGGTCACATATGGGATCGGGGGCAGGACAGACCGTGGAGACGATCAGGACGTAGAGCCTGTTGTCCACATCCCTACCAAAGAATTTAAACGGATCAAAGACTACATTTAAATTTACTTGACTTCACGATTCAAATTTGTTAACCTCGCGGTTCGTTAGCGAGGTTAACAAATTACCGAAGAAAGTTCTAGGTAGTCGTCCCTTGCAAAAAGTTGTTGACACGCTCTGATTTGTTGCGATACAGTCGCGGCACGTTGGAAGTGGAAAGCCAACGATTGAGCCGTTAGATCAGACTCCGACCCCGTATGGGGTTTCTCATCCTACAAAGATGGGTTTTCCACCGGGGTCTGTTCTAACGGCTTTTTCGTTTCCGCTCCCTTCGTCGGACTCCATCCGATAGCAAGAGGTACAGCCTGCCTGCGTGGAAGCAAAGGGCTACACGGTATGACTTCGGTCTAGGGGGCAGTTCCCGAATAATCCGTGGGGCTGGTCGTAGCTGTAAGCCTAGGGGTTGAGGCAACTCAACATACAGCAGCCGCAAGGCGGGTGAACCTCCCCTCTCTACTCCTTGTGGGGTAGGGGGGTCTATGGGGTGAACAATAATGAATTCCCTGCCAAGGGATTACAGGGATCTATAAACGGGGGAAACATCTAGGCGATTAGGCGCAGATCACGCCGAGCCAACCGGCTGGTTCAACAATCCTAGGTATGAACACAGCGGAGTTAGATGGAGTACCCCACCATCATGGAGAACAAATTGGAAAAACAACAAGAGCTTGATGTGACTGAACCGCAACCACTGTCTTACCCGTTTAAATTCACGATCCAACTTGAAGCTCAGGATCAGACTGTAGAAATCTCTGGGCGTTTGAGTGAGAATGCCAAGAACGAATTGATCAAGATGATCTTGGAGGCCCGCAGTGTACAAACGTGATTACAAGCAGGAATACGCAACCACCAATGGCACGCAAGAGGCCAAGAAGAAGCGGGCGCAGAACAACAAAGCCAGACGCATGCTCATGCGTGAAGGTCTGGTGCACAAGGGCGACGGCAAGGACGTTGACCACAAGACCCCTCTGAGCAAGGGTGGCACAACCGCCCGCAGCAACCTGCGTGTGAAGCCTGCGTCTGACAACCGCAGCTATCCCCGCAAATCATCCGGGGCAATGAAGTGAGCCTTGATGTCTCTCAGTATTACTTCAACGAGACGACACGCATAGCCTGTCCGTTCTGCACCCCGGAACGCAAGCATCAAAACAAGAAAGACATGACGCTGACGCGCAAGAGCGACGGCGCAGTTGTCTATCACTGCCATCACTGCTTTGCGTCTGGGTCTGTGCAGCCGCAAAAGAACGAGGAGTTTAAATTGTCAGCCGTCCCACAGCCAACCATTCTTAACAACAAACTGGAGACGAGCCACTACGAGTTCTTGACCTCGCGTGGCATCTCCAAAGAGACAGCAGACAAGATGAAAGTCTTTGCTGCGAACAAGTTCTTCTCCCGTCTCGGTAAGGCAACCGACGCAGTTGGTTTCCCCTACTACCGCAACGGTGTCCTGATCTCTGCCAAGTATCGAAGCATCGAAGGCAAGGACTTCACCCAAGAATCTGGAGGGGCGCATGACTTCTTCGGCCTTGAACATGTGACGCAGGGTGAGCCTCTGGTTATCGTGGAAGGCGAACTAGATTGTCTGTCTGCGGTCGAGGCAGGCATTGCTAACGTGGTCAGTGTTCCCTCTGGCGCTCCGATGAAGGTCGCAGATGGAAAGGTTCTCGCATCAGAAGACAAGAAGTTTTCTTATGTGTGGAACGCAAGAGAGATCATCGACGCAGCCCCCTACGTCATCCTCGCCACAGATCAAGACGTACCCGGCCAAGCACTCGCAGAGGAATTGGCCCGCAGGATCGGCAAGGAGAAGTGCCGGATCGCCAAGTTCAACAATAAAGATTTAAATGAAGTACTCGTTAGCAGTGACCTCCCTTCTCGAACAATCAAAGAAATACTGGACGCTGCCACTCCCTATCCCATCTCGGGCCTGTCCGATGCCTCCACCTACGCAGACAAGATCGCAGACCTATACAGCAAGGGGACAGGCAAGGGGTTCAGCACAGGCTACACATCCCTAGATCAGATTTACACGGTAGCGCCCGCCCAGCTCACTGTCGTAACCGGCTACCCCTCTTCGGGTAAGTCCAACTTCCTCGACCAAGTCATGGTCAACCTCGGGCGTGACGCAGATTGGAAGTTCGCGATCTGCTCGTTCGAGAATCAACCGGAGATCCACATCTCCCGCCTCATGGAGATCTATACGAGAAAGCGATTCTTCGAGGGTCGGGACCGGATGACGGACGAAGAGAGACAGGAAGCGTTTAAATGGGTCAATGAACACTTCCTTTTCATCGACACCAATGGCGAGGAACCCAGCACGCTAGATTCGATTCTTGAACGGGCGAAGGTGGCGGTTAAGCGTATGGGTGTGCGGGGCCTTGTGATTGATCCGTACAATTACATTGAACTAGACCGGAAAGAAACGACAGAGACCGACGCGATCTCCCAGATGCTGACCCGGGTGCAAAAGTTCTGCAAGGCGTATGACGTACACACATGGTTCATTGCTCACCCCTCCAAGATCAATCGCTCGGGGGTTGAACAACCCAGACCCGACGGCATGAGCATCAGCGGGTCCATGGCGTGGTGGGCGAAGACCGATTGCGGTATCACGGTCCACAGGAAAGAAGGCCCGGTAGTCGAAATCGCAGTGTGGAAGTCCCGCTACCGGTGGGTCGGCACACAGGGGGAAACGACCCTGCTCTACAATAAAACGTCGGGGACGTATTCAGAGAATCTGGATCAGTTCTAAAGAAAAAGGGGGCCATCGGCCCCCTCTTAGTTTCTAGCAGCAGCGACAGCGTCGAACAGTGCTTTGTAGTTCCCGCGCCTTAGCATGCCGTCCTATGAACACACACCACCACACGCCTACGCGTTCAATGTAAATCGTTCCGGGCTTGATGTTGTTTCTGATGGCTGGTTCGAGCAGGTTTGCGTACTTGGGGTCAAAGTCCCCGACGGCTTTTATTTTGGGGTACATGCCTCTTCTCTACTCTCATCAGTCCTTTGATCCCGCTCGGCATCGGCCTGCTCCTCGGCCTGCTGCCACAGCAGATCCTCGGCCTCCTCCCATGTGTATCCCTCGTCCATTAATTTGCTGCGGTTCATACGGCCAACTTGATTTGTTTAAATGATGCGGCCCCGAGATCTGCAAGGTTGTCCACCTTGATGTTCTGCGGGTAGACCCGGCTCACGTCCAGTTCAATGCCGACCCCGAGGGTAGTGATCCCGAGGTTAGTCCCGGCCTGCACCTGACGGGCCGTTGCCTCGGGTTCCCCGTTACCGTCGGTCAGCACGATGCACACCTTGCGGGCCTCCCTGCGCTGGAGCAAAAGCTTGTGGGCGTACCGCACTGCGAAGAAGTCATTCGTTCCACCGCTCGGGGTCAGACGCGACAGGGCATCAAGGCCTAGGGCCTTGCGCTCGTTCCAATCCTTCACAAGGCTCGTGCCGTGGTTGAACGACAGCACTGCGGTGGCCACCCCCGCCCGGTCCAGCACGTCCAGCAGGGCCGCGCAGCACTGCACAGCAGGGGCGATCCGGCTGCGGCGCATGGAACTAGATACGTCCACCACCAGCACCACCGCAGAATCGACCCCCGCAGTCTCCGAGCGACGTTTAAATATCTTGTCACTGACACTCAGGCGAGACAGGGCATTCACATCGACCGTCCCGGCTGCGCGGCGAAGGCCGAATTCCACCTTTGCAGTGTCGTCGAACAAGCGCTTCAGGTTGTACCGCAGCGCACCGGGGACCGTGATCTGGATATCGAAGGCCTTGCCCTCGACGTGCGCACCCTTGCGGTACAGGGTGGTCTCTTCACAGTAGGACGCACCCGAGCCTCCCGTACCCTCGGAGTCGGGGGACATCACCGTGGGTTCGACCGGGCGGAAATCCTCCTTCCCTGTGGGCGCGGTGGCCGGGGAAGGGGTAGGGGTGTCCTTACCTTCGTTCGCGTCTCCTGTGCCCTTTTGGGGGCCTTGCTGAGGCTTTGCCTGCTGCTTGCCTTGCTGCTTGTTCTGCTTGTCCTGCTTCTTTTTCTCGGGCAGGAATTTCAATTGACCGTAGACCCACTCAGCGATCCGCAGGGCATCGGCACTGCTGCTGCACGATTTAAACTGACGGGCGGCCTCTTCGAAGATCGGCTCCAGACCGGGGGCCAATGGGACCTTGGTGGTGGCATGGTCCCGCAGGTAAACAGCAAGGGCGAATGGGTACTGTGCAGGGTTACCCCAATCAGTCACATCGGCCAGTGCCTCGGCCACCATCCCGTCAATGAGACTAGAAAAGAGTGCCTGAATATTCCCGGTCAGGCCTGACTGGATAGCCCGGCGCTCAATGTAGGCATCCTCGACAGCATTGTGTAGCTGTGCCAGCAGGCGGTCATTGCTGGCTGCGAATACCACATTCCAATCGGTATAGGCGTGGTGGCACAGTTCATGCGCACCCATGCCGATATACCGCAGCAGGGTGGCATGCGGGATGCGTGAGTCATCCTGCACATCGGCCAGCAGCACCCGGCCAGAATCATTGATGGCTGCGGTCTGGACTTCATGGGTCCACTGCACGGTAATCTTGTGCAAGCCGAGCGAGGTATTGATCTTCCCGAGCACTTCCTCGACGGCAGCGCGGAACTCGAAACCAGAATAAAAGGCCTTCATGCTGTCACCTCACAGGTAATCATTGATTGTGTATTCACTGATGCAGACGGCATAGATACCACGCAGCACCGCATGCGATTCCGAGGGCTGGCGGGCCACCACAGCGGCCTCCCATGCCTCACTCGGGGGCAGCACCCGCAGGGCACGAATGAAGGCCATAGCCGAGCGAATGCTAGGCGCGTCTGTGATCTCGGCGGTCTCTACCTTGGAGCGGGCCACTTTGATCGCACCATGCACATGCTGTGCCAGTTCGAAGGCGCACCCGGTGTGCTGGACCAGTGCCCGGATTTCCTGATTCTCTGGCAGGAATTTAAACGCGATGACCCGGGCGAAGCGATCAACCAGTGCCGAATTCTGGTTCCGGGTCCCTGCGTAGCGGCCTGAGTCGTCCCCGCTGCCGAAGGTGTTGTCAGCAGCGAACACCATCACCCCCGGGGCGCGGGTATGGGTCTGCCCCCCGAATGCCACGCAAGCCTTGGGTTCCAGAAACCCGTTCAGCGGGGCCAGTTCACCCGGGTCTGCGTTAGTGATCTCGTCCAGCAGGATCACGGTGGACGGGCAGGTGTACCCTTGCAGGAAGTCCCGTTTCTCGAAAACGGTAGCACCACCCTGCAAACCCACGGCCCCAATGTACTCCTCGGCTGCCGTGTACTTGTGGAAGTTGATACGTTTAAATGCACGTCCCGTCCGGGCGGCCCACTGGCGAGCGGTCTCGGACTTACCCGTGCCCTTGTCCCCCCCAAACCACAGGTTTTCCCCGGTCTCCTGTGCCAGCAGCAGGTGACGCAGGACCGGCTCGGTCCAAATGAAATCAGGGTCAATCGCGGGTGCTTCGGGGTGGTTCCAAATCTCTACTCTCATCGGCTGGCCCTTCATGTCCAGCACGTCGATGCCGAACACGTCCACGGCGGGGCGGGTGTCCACCACATGCACAGCAGACAGGTCGGCCACAATGGACTGTGCCCCTGCCTGCTCCACTGCGGATTTAAACGGCGCGAATGCATCGGCCACCGCCCGGGTAACGGCCCGGCTCACCTCCACAGGGTCGGCCCCCTCGGGCTTGGCGCGGGCAAGCTTTTCCAAGCCCTTCACCTGCTCGGCCACAGACCGGACGGCGGCAGCAGCATCGAGCGCGAGGGTCTCGGCTCGGGCTGCGACAGCAGCAGCAGCAGCGACAGCGGGGGACTCTACGGCGGGGGCGGGCTTGTTCTCCGGCGGCACGAGGTCGGACAGTGCCAGCATGCCACCCTGCACCATCTCGGCCAGCCATGCTGCGGCTTGTGCTTTGGTCACCCCCTCGGGGCCACCGTATCGGCGCAGGGCAGCGATGATGACGGGGGTCGGCAGTGCGTTGATCTGATTGAAGGTTTTAACGTCGGCGCTCATGGTCAGGGTCTCCGATTTAAACGGTAAGGGTGTCACCACACGGGCAGACGGGCATGCCACGGTCCACCCATTTCTGAGTTGTCCTGACCGTGTACCCGCAGGAAGGGCAGCAAAGCTTGAGCATGCGGGTCGGCTGCACGGGGGCCTCGCTTGCAGGGGTTAGCTGGCCATGCGGGTAGTCGCCCAACAGGTCCAGCATGGGGCCGTAGGTGGTGGCGAAGGTGGCATTGCCCTTGGTGGACTTCCATGCCTGCCGGGTGGTCCCGACTGCGATCAGACCCATGTCCCGGGCTACGGCTTGAAAGGCGGTCCCGTGGTTCATCGCCCCGTCTGTCGCGTGGCAGAGTTCATGCACGAGGGTCTCGAACACTTCGAGGCGGTCGGCCAGCACGGGGGAGATGAGGATTTCGATGTGGGCATCAGCACTGGCAGCACTGGCCCAACACTGGCCGATAGCCTTGCTGCGGCGGGCATGCAGGGGGAAACCGCAGGCCACCCGGATAGCCAATGGCAGGGGCTTGCTGATCTGATCGAAGGCGGGGCGAAGGGAATCCACGGCGGCAGTGAGCCAAGCTTCGCGGGTGTGGTGAATCAGTTGCATTGTCTTATCTCCGAGAAAAGGGGCGGCGGGCGGCGATACATTCGAGCAGTGCCTGCTTGACGTGGTATCTCCACAGGTTGGACTGTCCGACGGTCACGGCTGCATGGCCCAGAAGTACAGGGCGAAGGGCAGCGCGAGAATGGCTGCCACGATCAGGGCGGCGAAGGTGTCGCGGTTGTGCATGGTGTCTCCGGGTTAGGCAAACAGGGTGATCAGGGAGCACAGCAGGAAGGGGATTCCCACGAGGGCAAGCAGTGCTATCTGCACCCTTTCCTGTTCGGACATGCGGGGCTTGCGGGGCGGGATTTTGTAAAGCATGGTGGTGGTTCCTTTCAGTGGGCGTAGGTGGTCAGCCATTCGAGGGCTTCCCTGCGGGTGTTGCATTCGCGGATGGTCTGATCACCGACCTTCACGATCCACTCGACGAGCGGCGTGGTGCGGTGGTTGAAAGACTCCTTGCGGTACAGGGACGCGGCTCCGAGGGTTTTGATCAGGGTCATGGTGGGTCTCCGGGTTACTGTTGGGTCAGGTCGCTGGCGACGGTATTGAGGACAACGTGCAGCATGGTGAAGGCCGCAGCGTGATCCTTCTTCGGCAGGGTGGCGATCACACCATATGCATATCGCAGGGCAGCAGGGAAGTCGGAATGCGTGGCGAACAGGTCACAGCGAAGGTCCTTCGCGTAGGCGGTCAGGTCAAGGCGGTTTGTTTCGATGGTCATGATCTAGGTCTCCGGGTTGTGCTATTGCTAGCGGTCCGGGAAGTGTAATTGATTGTGACCATGTAAATGCATTCCTGAGTGCTGCGAAGGGTTATTCAGGGGCCGGGTCGGACGGTCTAGGGGGGCTGCACTCTATATAGATATGCAGGGTTCGGGGGCCTGATCCGGGGTAAAAGTAATACTTTTCCGGCGAGTATTAAAAACCGCTCAGAACGGCTCAGGTGAGGCGATCAGGGGTAGGGTAAGGGGTAGGGTAGGGTCCAGACCGAAAACCTCACCATGGCCCGATTAGGGGCCTTCCTGCCACTGTGCATATCCTGTGGATAAGTGGTTGTCCACAGCGGTCCGAGAGTTATCCACAGAATCCACAGAGTTGTCCACATGAACAAGATGTGGATAACTTGACGCTGTGGATAGGCTGTGGATAATGCGAACAGTCTGTGCATTTAAACAGTGTGGAAGGAATTACAGTATGAGCCACGGTGAAGAGACGCGAGACCGACTGAAGGCCACCAAAGATGAGTACCTGCGGGCACTGGAACAGGCAGCAGCGGGTGACGATTTAAACGGTGATGACCCGGGGGGTGAGATGAGCGAAGCGGAACGGTTGGCCCTTCGCGCAGACCCTCCAGTAATGAGATCAGATGGAAGAGTAAGAGGGAGTGAGATACCTAGACCTAGACCACTGACAAGCAGCCAGATGGAATTCACCAAGGGCCTGATCCAAGGGAAGACTATGCGTCAAGCCTATAGAGATGCATACCCGAATGCCAAGGGTGACGATAGAACAATCACGGCAGCAGCCTACAGGGTGAGTAGGGATGAACGTGTCCAGAAGGCACTACAAGACGCATGGGGCGAGACCGTGGAAGTGCTGGCAGAAGACACGGCAGCGACTAAACGCTATGTGCTCAAGGAGTTGCTGGCGCTCAGCAAAGCAGGCAAACAAGAAGGCTCACGGTTGAAAGCACTGGAACTCATGGGACGAGCCGCTGGCATGTTCCAAACACAGGAGGCAGACAAGCCCGCAGCAGTGTCACCGGACACGTTGCGGAAGGAGCTTGCTGGACACCTGAAGCTACTGGACAACGTCAGGCCTATGACGAAGCAGCAGGTCAGTGAGGGCTAGTGCACCACGCAGTGCTCACGTCACGCAGTGCAGTGCCCAAGCTTCCCCCTTCTACTCTCATCAGCGAGGGGGGCAGTGGCATGCGAGGCGGGCACGGCGCGACCCCACCCGCTCCCCACCCCCGGACTGGCCCAGCTTACCTCCCCCTCCCATGCCTACGCTGTAATCCACTCCCACAATTACCCCCTCCCCACCACCACGAACGTTCCCACCCGCATCTCATCGTGTAAATCTGGGGAGACCCCCGGGTAGATGAGTTTTTGTAGACCCCCCGGGGGGTGTATATTTTTTCATTTAAATGCTTGCGAACGTTCTCATTCTGATTTAAACTGTGTTTATGGACGACATCATTGATTACGCGAGGCCGACGATGTTGGCTGAGAAGGCTCTCAAGGACATGCACAACGCGATGCTTGAGAAGAGGTATGAGGATGCGATGGATGATGTGGCTGATGCCATGCATCATCTGGGCGCAGTGGTACGTGCTATTGATGCGGAGCGCAGGAATGTACGAAAAGCACCAGTTAGTGCTTGATTTCATCAAGGCGTACATCAAGCTTCATGGTGTAGCGCCTTCGTATACAGTGATTGCCAATGGCATTGGATTGAAGTCCAAGGCGAATGTGCATCGGATTGTTCATAAGTTGAAGGATGAGGGCAGATTGACGCTACGGCCTCATAAGTTCAATTCGATCAGTCTGGTGGATCAGTCTGTACGGGCTGTGGGGCGTCTGTGAGTTTCTTGACCAAGAAGGAGGTGTCGGACTATCAGTCCTTGATACCTCTTGTGGGGGATGAGGAGAGGGTCAAGATTCTTCAGCTACTGGAGCTAGACAAGGTCCAGAGGTGCCGGGAGTCCTTCATCTTCTTTGTATCCCAGATGTGGCCGGTCTTCATCTCTGGGAAACATCATCAGATCATGGCAGATGCCTTTGAGCGTGTGGCTCGGGGGGAGTTAAAGCGTCTGATCATCAACATGCCGCCCCGGCATACTAAGTCTGAGTTTGCTTCTTACCTCCTTCCTGCGTGGTTTCTGGGTAGGTTCCCCACTAAGAAGATCATTCAGACTGCTCACACCGCAGAACTGGCCGTCGGCTTCGGCCGGAAGGTGCGAAATCTGGTCTCCTCTGACCTGTATCAGAAGGTCTTTGAGACCAAACTGTCTTCTGACTCCAAGGCAGCCGGGCGCTGGAACACGGATGTGGGGGGCGACTACTTCGCTATCGGTGTCGGCGGCGCAGTAACGGGTAAAGGTGCAGACTTACTCATCATTGACGACCCCCATTCTGAGCAGGAAGCCAAGCAGGGCAACCCCGCAGTCTATGACGGGGTGTATGAGTGGTACACATCCGGCCCCCGCCAGCGTTTACAACCGGGTGGAGCCATCATTATTGTGATGACCCGGTGGTCTAAGAGAGACCTGACCGGCCAAATCCTGCGTGGCAGTGAAAAAGAAGGCACAAATGAGTGGGAAGTCATCGAGTTTCCCGCCATCCTGCCCTCCGGAACCCCCTTGTGGCCCGGTTTCTGGAAGAAAGAGGAGCTAGAAGCTCTAAAAGCTGAACTTCCGGTCGCCAAATGGGAGGCTCAGTACCAGCAAAACCCCACCTCCGAGGAGGGGGCCATCATCAAGCGGGAAAACTGGCGGATCTGGACCCAAGATTCACCCCCGCAGTGCGAATACATTATCCAAAGCTGGGATACGGCCTTTGAAAAGTCCAACAGGGCCGACTATTCGGCCTGTACGACGTGGGGAGTCTTCCAACATCCCGACGATACCGGCACCTATAAGACAAATATTATTGTTTTGGACGCTGTAAAGCGCCGGATGGAGTTCCCGGAGCTTAAACAGAAGGCTATGGAGATGTACAAGGAGTGGTCGCCTGACTCCCTGATCATCGAAAAGAAGGCCGCCGGAGCGCCTCTGGTCTATGAGCTGCGGCAGATGGGCATCCCGCTTCAGGAATATACACCGGGCAAAGGAAACGATAAGATCGCCCGTGTAAACGCCATCTCGGACCTTTTTGCATCCGGCGTTGTATGGTGCCCGGAAACCCGCTGGGCAGATGAACTCATGGAAGAACTCGCAGCCTTTCCTAACGGCGACCACGATGACTTGGTGGACTCAACCAGCCAAGCCCTGCTTCGCTTTAGGCAAGGTGGATTTGTCTCCATCAGTTCCGATGAGCCTGATGAGCCAAGGTTCTTCAAAGGCCGGCGCTCAGAACGTTATTACACCGTGTAAACGGCTGGAGTCAATATGATCGACAAGTCCCTGTATCAAGCCCCCGTCGGTGTCGCAGAAGATGCACAGCCGGAAATCGAGATTGAAATCGAGAACCCGGATTCTGTGTCTATCGACATGGACGGCATCGAGATTGATCTAGCCCCGGCACCCCAGACCGCAGAGGACTTTGATGCCAACCTCGCAGAGTTCATGGACGACTCCGAGCTTGCCTCCCTGTCATCCCTGCTTGTCTCGGACTTTGACAAAGACACCCGCGACCGCAAGGAATGGGTTCAAACTTATGTCGATGGTTTAAAGCTCCTAGGCCTGAAGTACGAAGACCGTACCGAGCCTTGGGACGGGGCCTGCGGCGTGTTCCACCCCATGCTCACTGAGTCCGTGGTCCGCTTCCAAGCTGAAGGAATCATGGAGACCTTCCCCGCCATGGGGCCGGTCAAGACGCAGATCATCGGCAAAGAGACGCTGGACAAGAAAGATGCCGCTTTGCGTGTGCAAAACGACATGAACTACCAGCTTACCGACCGGATGACGGAGTACCGCCCGGAGCACGAGAAGCTCCTGTGGTCCCTTCCTATCACCGGCTCTGCGTTTAAAAAGGTCTACTACGACCCTTCAATTGGCCGTCAGGTGGCTATGTTCATCTCGGCAGAGGACATCGTGGTGCCCTACGGCGCTCCCGATCTGGAGCGTGCAGAGCGTGTGACCCATGTCATGCGCAAGACCCCCAACGAAGTAACCCGCCTGCAAGAAGCTGGTTTCTATCGTGATGTGGATCTGGGCGAGCCTACCGGCGAACTTGATGACATCGAGAAGCAAAAGGCCGAAGAGCAGGGCATGTCTGCCATTCAGGACGACCGCTATCGCATCCTAGAGATGCATGTGGACATGGACCTGCCCGGCTACGAGCACACCAACAAATATGGCGAACAGACCGGCATCGCCCTGCCGTATGTCATCACCATTGAAAAGGGCACCCAAACAATCCTATCCGTCCGCAGGAACTGGTATGAAGGCGACAAGCTCCACCTCAAGCGACAACACTTTGTACATTACCAGTACATTCCCGGGTTTGGCTTCTATGGCTATGGCCTCATCCACCTCATCGGGGGTTATGCCAAGAGCGCGACGATGCTTATCCGGCAGCTTGTTGACGCTGGCACTCTGTCTAACCTCCCCGGCGGTCTCAAATCGCGGGGTCTACGCATCAAGGGAGATGACACGCCCATCGCTCCCGGCGAGTTCCGAGACGTAGATGTCCCCGGCGGCTCGATCCGCGACAACATTCTTCCCCTGCCGTACAAGGAACCTAGCCAAGTTCTGTACAGCCTCTTCCAGAACATCGTTCAGGAAGGCCGCGCATTCGCTTCGTCTGGTGATTTAAACGTTAGCGATATGTCTGCCAACGCCCCCGTTGGTACGACGCTGGCTCTGCTGGAGCGCACCCTGAAGGTCATGGGCGCAGTGCAGTCGCGTATGCACTACTCGATGAAGCAGGAATTTAAACTGCTCAAGAGCATCATCGCTGACTACACCCCGGAAGAGTACGCCTACGAGCCGGAAGAGGGCAGCCGCTTTGCCAAGAAGTCGGACTACGACCAAGTTGACGTGATCCCCGTGAGCGACCCCAACGCAGCCACTATGGCTCAGAAGGTCGTCCAGTACCAAGCAGTCATCCAGTTGGCCCAGCAGGCCCCGCAGCTCTATAACCTGCCTTTGCTGCACCGCCAGATGATTGATGTTCTGGGTGTCAAGAACGCCCAGAAGCTGGTCCCGATTGAAGAGGACGCAATCCCGACCGATCCGATTCAAGAAAACATGAATGCCATCAACGGCAAGCCTATCAAGGCGTTCATGGAGCAGAACCATCAGGCTCACATTCAGGTCCACATGATGGCTATGCAGGACCCGAAGATGGCCCAGATTATCGGCCAGAACCCTCAAGCGCAGGCTATTCAAGCAGCCATGATGGCTCACATCAACGAGCACATCGCCTTTGAATACCGCCGTGAGATGGAGCAGCGCATGGGCATCATCCTGCCCAACGAAGATCAGACCAAGGCTCTTGAGCCTCAGATGGCTGATCAGATCGCCCAGATGGCTGCCGCCGCCGCGCAAGAGCTATTTAAACAGAATAGCCAAGAGGTGCAGCAGCAGCAGTTCCAGCAGCAGATGCAAGACCCGGTGGTCCAGATGCAGATGCAGGAACTGAAGATCAAAGAGGCTGAAGTCCAGCTCAAGGCGCAGAAGCAACAGATCGACGCCGCTGCCAAGGCGGATCAGATCCGAATCGAAGAATCCCGTATCGCGGTCCAGAAAGAGATCGCTGCAATGCAAGTCGCGGCTAACACCGCTGCACAAAAGGACAAGCTCGCTCGTCAACAAGAGAGCGAAGGAATGAGGATCGGCGCTGACATTGCCAAACACCGTGCTCAGATGTCGATCCAACAAGCGCAACGGGCAGCGCGTCCAAACGCCCCTAACAAAAAAGGAACTGAGTGAATGAAGTAAAGGTATTGGCGCACGTCGCCAAACTCATCACAGAAACACGCGCAGACCAAGAGAATTTTCTCTCGACGGGACGCGCTGCTGATTACGCCGAGTATCGGCATGTCTGCGGGATCATCCGGGGTCTGAACTCCGCAGAACAAATCATTAAAGACCTTGTGCAAAGACTGGAACAAAACGATGAGTGACTTCAATCCCGACTTGGCGGTGGATTTGTCGGGGATTCTCGATAAGTCCGCAGAAGAAAAAGCCAAGCAGTTACCTGATCCTGCGACCTATCACATCTTGACTGTGGTCCCCGAGGCCATGGAAGAGTTCTCTGATAGTGAAGTTGGAATCATCAAGGACGCCAAGACCATGTACCACGAGGAGGTCCTGACCCCCGTGCTGTTCGTGGTGAAGATGGGTCCTGATTGCTACAAAGACGAGAAGCGCTTTCCCAGCGGGCCATCCTGCAAGAAAGGCGACTTTGTCGTTGTGCGACCCAACTCCGGAACCCGCCTGAAGATTCACGGGCGTGAATTCAGGTTGATCAACGACGACTCCGTAGAGGCCGTGGTTGAAGATCCGCGTGGCATCACGCGTGCAAGCTAAGGAGATTTAAATGGAAGCTGAACACGAAGACTTTAAGTTCCCTGATGAGAAGAAAGACGATGAAAAGGTCGTCGCTCAGGAGCTAGAGATTGAGATCGAGGACGATACCCCGCCAGAGGATCGTGGCCGCAAGTCGGCTCCGCCCCCGGAAGAGCCTTCTGATGAAGAGCTATCCACCTATGACGAGAAGGTCCAGTCCCGGATCAAGAAATTTACACGCGGATACCACGATGAGCGCCGGGCAAAAGAAAGCGCCCTGCGTGAACGTGAGGCCGCAGAAAACTTTGCACGTCAGGTGTTTGAAGAAAACAAACGCTTGAAGTTGCAAATCGAATCCGGCAGCAAGGTAATCATTGAGCAGACCAAGACCTCCGCCACAACGGATCTTGAGAGCGCCAAGAAAAGGCTTAAGGAAGCCTTTGAAGCCGGCGATTCTGATGCCTTGGTTGAAGCTCAAGAGGCTATCTCTAAGGCCACTTTGAAGCTAGATAAGGCCGCAAATATGCAGCCTATCGTGGCCCCGGAAGAGGAATTCAAGAACGCAGAGCCTGAATCTACAACTAAAGCGCTACCGCCTAAGACTAAGAAGTGGGTGGATAGCAATAAGGAGTGGTTCGGCGTAGACGAAGAAATGACCATGGCTGCCATGGGCATTGACAAAAAGTTGCAGCGTGAGTATGGTTCTGACTACGTCGGTACTGATGAGTACTTCAAAAAAGTCGATCAGACCATGCGCAAAAGATTTCCTGAGTATTTCGATACTCAGAGCTATGAGGATGATGATACGCCTCCAAAGAAAGTATCAGAACCGGCAGAAGAGGATGAACCTCCACGCCGTGCCTCAAAATCAGCTACGGTTGTGGCTCCGGCCTCTCGTAGCACTCCGCCTACTCGCGTCAAACTGAAGACATCCGAAGCGAACTTAGCCCGTCGTCTTGGGGTGCCTTTGGAGGTATACGCTAAAGAGGTTGCAAAACTTGGAAGGAATCAATAATGGAACAGGTTCAACAAAATCGTCGTAGCCGCGAGGCTGATGTCCGTGAAGTAGCATTTAAACGTGCTGAAGCATGGCGTCCGCCGGAACTGCTTCCCAGCCCTGACCGCCGTGATGGCTGGTCTCATCGTTGGGTTCGCATCGCGTCTATGGGAGCACAGGACCCGACCAATATTTCCTCTAAGTTGCGTGAGGGATATGAACCCTGCAAAGCAGAGGACTATCCTGAACTCATGATGCACGCTTCCACCGAAGGTCGCTTTAAAGGCAACATTGAGGTGGGTGGACTGTTGCTTTGCCGCATCCCGGAAGAGTTTATGGTTCAACGCTCGCAACACTATGCGAGCCAGAACAAGGCTCAGATGGAATCGGTAGACAACAATTTCCTTCGTGAAAATGATCCTCGTATGCCTCTTTTCTCTGAGAAGAAGACGAAGGTCAGTTTCGGTTCTGGTTCTTAAATTTGGAGTTTTTAAATGGCATCTTCTAATGCTCCGTACGGCCTACGTGCCGTCAACCGTAACGACGGCATGCCCTATGCCGGCGCTACGAGTCAGTTCCTGATCAACCCTTCTTCGGGCGCTGGCACCAACCTTTTCAACGGCCAAGTCGTCATCATTGACGCCAACGGCTATATCGCTCTGTCGACCGCTACTGGTGCGGACCTGACGACTAACAACCTCGGCGGTGCCAACCTTGGCGCTTGGGGCGTGTTCGTTGGCTGTTCCTACATCAACGCGCAAGGTCAGCAGATCTATGCTCAGTACTACCCCTCCGGCACGACCGGCGTGGTGACTGCGTATGTGATCACCGACCCCAACGTGACGTTCCAAGCTCAGTTGGACGGCCAAGTCACCCAAGCCGCTCTTGGCGCGAACACCTTCTTCGCCGCCGTTCAGAGCACCAGCACGGGTTCGACCACCACTGGTAACTCGACCAGCGCTCTGGAGTCGACCGTCGTGACCACCGCCGCCGCATTCAAGATTATTGGTTTCGCCTCGCCGCTGACCGATAGCTTCACGGAAGTGTTGGTGAAGTTCAACCCGGGCGCTCACGCCTACACCAATGCCGTCGGCATCTAAGGAGTAATTAAAAATGGCTATTTCTCGTGCACAGCTACTTAAAGAACTCC